CACTTGCACCCAGCGTCCAAGCACCCGTTGTTGACAGATTACCGCTTTCAGTCGCTCCGTCGTCAGAAGAGAATTTGATCGGTTGAGACACTCCGACGATATTAAAACTACTAGCGGCGGCACCCGAGATAAAACTTCCGACAGCATTAGAAGTGCCAATACGTCCTTTTACAGAGCCGTTTAGAGTATAGTAAGTAGCGGTATAGGCAGACGCATTCGACCCGGTTTTAAGGTAAAGAATATTTGGACCATCGGATTGGATATTATGCGAGGAGGTGGTGTTCCCGGTACTTGGTGCTACACCCAGCGTCCAAGCGCCTGCTGTTGAAACCGATCCGGCAGTAGTAGCGCCATTATTTCCGGTCTTAAATAGAATCTGGTCTGTTGAGCCCACGCCTGAAGTTGATTGCAGTGTGAGTGAGGATCCGACGCCTGTGCCGCCTATCACGAGCGGGACTGTGGCACTAGTGGTAATCGTCGGTGTTACGAGTGTTGGGGAGGTTGAGAACACAAGGTTGGTTGAAGTTGTTCCCGTAGTACCTGTCGCAGCGTTCAGATACTGGAGCTGCGTCGTGGTGGTTGAGGATGCACTCACCACTCCACTGCCATCCGACACGAGCGCTTTAGAGGCCGTCAGGGCCGCTAGTTTTGACAGCGTGATAGCCGCTGACGCTGACACGTCTGCGTTCACAATCAGCTTGGAATTATAGTCTGCGACGATGCGCCAATTTGGTGAGCTCGCACCGTCATACGTTATGATTATCGCACCGTAGTTCCGGTTGATAACGTAGGTCGTGCTCCCATTGATGGTTTCCGCTGCGTTGGCATCAACCGTGATGTTGTTTGTGCCCGCATCACCCGTGCCATCCACGATGACATAGGTTGCTTTCTGCACACCTGCAGGCAGGTTTACCGTCACCGCTCCCGGTGCAGTGAGTTTGCAGATGACCACAAAATCCGTGCTCGTGACAGTCACTGGAGAGGACGTTGCTGTGCGTACTGCCCAACGCTGATTTGCGGAAGTCTGCGCGTTGGTTGCCACGGAAATAAGAAAGTCTGACAGGCTAGTCCAACCGTTTTCTCCAGCCGTGTTTGGGATTGAATAGCTCGTGCCGTTAAAACTCACAGTCGTTGCCATTCGCCCTCCATAAAAGTGAAAAAGCCCTGGCTCGCCCTACCGTCCCCCGTCACACACACGCCTGTTGTTACGTTTGGTAGGAAAAACCAGAGCCCATCTCGGGTATCTGCTTGTGCTCAAGCGTCATCTTAATTAGCGGATTAAGAAGCAGCCTCGTCGTTGATACCCGTGATTAAAATCGAGCGTGCAGGCGCTCGACAGAAAATGTACTCGTCACAATAAGTTCTAAAAGCCATTCCGGCTTGCTGGTCTAGCGGAAACAGGAGATCCACATCGATTCCAGGCACGCCCATCTGCACGTCAGCAGAACCGGACCGCACCCAGTCAGGACGATTGAGAGCCAATGCAAACCCCTCCATGATCACAGGATCCGCGATAAACTCGGACTTAATCCCCATGTGATGAAACACAATTGCATCTGCGCCCTGAATCACTTCAGAAGGCGAATAGCTCTTGTCGTAGGCTCGCAATGCTGCCTGCTCATTCAAGAGCGAGTGCCATGTGCGTGGGTTCACAAGCACTGCCAATGACGCTTTGCGCTTTTTGCCACCGAGCCCGCCGCGATTGACCGCTGCTGCAACCGCTTTGCCAAAACGATTGAAGGTCAGGAGCGCGCTACCAGCGGAATACTGTGTCCCATTATAAAGAGCGAATTTAGCCGCATCAATTCCAAACAACGAGCCCGTGTTCTGCATGATTTTGAAAATGCCTGGCATTTCGCCTGAACCCCAACCGTCGAAGCAAAGACGGTGCGAGGTTGTGCTTGTCGCTGCGACTGGTGTGAAGTCCACGGTGATAAATCCATACTCACTGTCAACGCTGACAAGCGAACCGGATGCAACCACAACGCCAGAGCTGTTTACTTGGTTTACGAGACAGCCTTCCATCCCAACCCAAACACCCGATGCAAAATACCCTGGTGCCAGGAGAATTTGCTTCGTAGTTGTGTTGACCCCAGTAGTGAATGCAACACCGTTAATGGTGCCCGTTCCTGTTGTTAATGACACTCCGCGATAGGTCGCCGTCGCGTAGTTCACATATCCAAGCAGTGCCGTGCTCTGTCCATAGAGCGCTGCAATTCCCAGGAAGCGATTGTGCGAGCTGTCGTTGTTATCGGTGACGTGCACAGTGGCCTTGGCAAACGCCTGCTCAGAGGACACAGAGCGGGAAATTGCGTTCCACGGGATCACTGAAGGTAACACCGTGGTGTATGCCTGAAGTGTCGCCTGACGCACCGCACCTGCACGAGCAGGGTTGATATTAAATGCTTCAACCGCTGTGCCACCGAAGGTGATCCCTGATTCCGCAGAGAGCACCAGAGCCTCGTTATAGCTCTCTCCTACCTTCTCGCCCTGCGAATAAGGGATAGCTTCAAGAATCGCTGGCACGTCGTGCTGCAGGTCTGTTTTCTGCCCGTAAACTTTTTGAAATAGGTTGGTAGCAACCGCATTATTCGTTTGTGACATGGGTTTTTACCCTCCCTTATTTGATTGAAACGAAAAGTGAAACAGTGAGCTGGCCATCCGACAGTGCATCAAGGCCCGTGATCACAAACCGACCTGCCAGGTTGCCAGCCGGTGTTTTGTAAACCGCATTCGCAAGCGAGTTACCTGGCTCGGTTGTGACGGCAATAATGCTTTCCGAGAGAGGAACAGATGATGCAGTGCCATCCAAGCGTGCCGTTGCCATATGTGCTGTTTTGACCTGGCCACCGCAATAAATGATGTAACCAAATGCATCCGTGCCCATCGCCGTCGAACCGAACATCGTCGTGGTCGCCAACTCAGTGGTCGCTGTGGTTGAGAGCGCTGCACCTGTGCTGTCATAAACGAGCAGTGCATTTGTCGTCGCGATTGTGAAGTCTGTGGATGCAGAACCGATGATTGCCGGATACGACGTTGTCGTGAGTGCAGCAACGGCTCCAGATGTTACCGAGAACAGAAGTTTCAACTCGACAATGTCTTGCGACGATGCGAGTTTCTCCTGCCATAATATTTTACCCATGATTGGAATCCCTTATGTTTTAATGTTGTATCGTTTGGCAATGATGTCCTTCCAAGTGCCACCTTCGCTGTTACCCTGCGTGACAGCGGGCCGTGCGCCGGCTTGTGCTGTGGCAATATTTGGGACTGACTTGCGTTGTTGGGACAAGGAATACTTTTTCATGCGCTCGACGTATTTCGGGAACAACTGCGGCAACTCTTCGTCTGGCACTGCGTCAAGGTAGTCGTTGAGCTCTTGCGGGTATGACTTGCGCATCATCTCAAACGCTTGTGTGGCAGATAGAGGAGCTCCCTTTCGCGACAGCGAAGCGTGCATGATCTCGGCCACTCGCAAGAGCAATGCTGGCTTGGATGACCACTTGTGCTGCGCTAAAATTGATGTGACTTCATTTTCGACCGTGGTGGCCTCGCGCTGAATTGCTGTCTGCAATTCACGCTCTTGTGCGGTCTTTTGCTGCTCGGCACGCCACTTGCGCAGCTCTTCGAGCTCCTCGCGGCTCTCACGATTGCCGCGCTCTTCCTCGCTTTCGAGTTTGCGTTCGAGGTCTTTCAGCGCTTTTTGGTAGGCCCAGTTGGATACGTCATCGATGCCAAGCTGCTTCAACGCCCACTCTGGATCTTGCTTGGCTTTCGCCATTGATTGCTGAAAATTCCACCGCTCTTGCTCCGTCTGTTTGCGGAGCTGTGCGGCCTCCTCCATGCGCTTTCGACTGGAGCTCTCAAGCTGATAGCCCTTGAGGAGGTTGTCCAAAGTGACTTCCTGCTCCGCGCCATCAACCTTGACCTTGTATTTCTGCACAGGCGCTTCGGCCTGTGGCTGCTCATTGGATACGACAATGCCTGGCTCTGCAGGCGATGCTTGCGCTTCGCTCATAGTTGCGTTTACTCGCCATTTTTTGAGGTGGAGTTTTTATGCGAAGGCAGGATATCACGAGGTTATGAAATTATGAACTGATGAGCGTCATGAGGCCATAAGGTCATGAATACCAGACAAAAAACCGTGTGCTGATGGTGCTAGAGCTCGCCAAGCGAAAATAAGGCTTGATAGTCAGGTGGCTACTTGCGTCATACGTCCAATCGAAGCCATACAAGGTGTCAGAGGCGCTAGAGCACCACTGCACTGCGGTAACGTTGCGCTTTGTGATCGACGTTGTGGTGACAACTCCGTGCACACAGTCGATGGTGATGAATTCGCCTTTGACGTTTGTGCCAAGCACGAGCTCACCGCTCACCGCACGCACAAGTGTGGCTACCGCTGCATTGATAAAATCGAAAAAAGGACCGAACGATGTCACCGTGGCTTTGATTGTGTCGTCGTCGGTTTTGATATTGCCAATGTCAAACAGTCGCGTGACAGGAATTTTCATAGAGGCACCTCGTGTGCCCTATTTTGTCACAGGATCCAAAATCTAGGAGTTTTGGATCCTGAAAAAAGTTTTCACCACGTTCACGAGCTCCTCCTCGTTTGTGACCTGCGAGATATCGCCCTTGAAGTCACGCAAAAGCCCGATGAAGGTCCGGTACACCGTGTTGGCGGTAAACAGGGCGTCCTTTTTTGCTCCGTTCTCCCGCACATCGTCCACAAGGCCGTTTACAAGCCGTCTGAGCTCGGCTGGTATCACCAAGGTCACACGCTGTGCCGGTGCGGCCTTGCGCTTCGCCTTTGGCTTTTCTGGAGGTCGCATTTGCAGCGGACTTGCTCCGAGATTCACCTGCACCTTGGGGAGCACTTTCTTAGACATGGGACACCTCTAGCCGTCGAAGCACTTCGCTCGTGAGCGCAGCAAAATCCTCTGTGCCCTTTCCTCGGTTGTTCTCAAACTCAAAAATAGATTGATTCGCCATCGTCGATTCCGGGAATTTGGCGTTGATCCGGATTGGCTGGGAGAAGACCTGCTCACTCAGCTGCTCACGAATGATGTCCGCAACGCTCTTTGTGACCGCCATGCGTGCGTCATAGAGCGTGAGCACAACCCCAAGCGGTTTTAAGTCCGGATTTGCCACATGCACATGAGCGAGTGTTTTGCGGAGTTTCTCGAAACCTTTGATGGAGAAATATTGGCACTGCGCTGGCACGAGATAGTGCGTCGATGCCACGAGCGCTGCCACGGTCGAAAAAAGAACTCCAGGCGGGAGGTCTATAAGCACAACGTCGTAGGGTTTGAGAGCACGCGGATTGAGCACACGCTTGAGCGTCCTCTCACGCTCAGGCATCAGAGGTAACCGAGCCTCAAGGCCCACCATGCTGTCACCCGCTGGTGCGAGTGTGAGCCCGGGCGTCGAAGTCGGTACGACTACCTTTGCAAGAGCAAGTCCATTTGTGATGACCTCAAATATGTTCGGCTGTGTGCCATCAAAGGTGGCCGCCAAGTGCTGTGTGGCATTCGCCTGGTAGTCGAGGTCTATGAGCAAAACGCGCTTGCCTGTGCGGGCTAAGCCTGCACCCAGGTTGACGGCGGTCGTCGTTTTACCCGCTCCGCCTTTGTGATTGAGCACACTGATGATGATGGCCATGCGCTACCTCCCATGAGGGAGCATAGGCACTGCCACACACCTAGCCCAAAAGAGCATATGTCGGTATGATCTTCATACCGTCAGATCACCTTCACTTTTGATAACTGGCATTATGTCGGATGGCCTATGCAGCTCAGCAAAAACCAATGGAAGCAACTCTTAAATAACGCTGACACGAGCGGACACACAAACGATCTCATCGCAAAAGCCGTCGCAAAAGCAGGAAGCATCCTAAAGCTGCAACAGGCCACCGGCCTTGACCGCTATAACATCACGCTCTGGCTCCAAGCCAAACGCACACCAACGCCTGCAAGCATCTGTCGGCTCTATGCCTACCTTGAACAGGACGTGACTTAGAAGTCACTCAAAATCAAACTCTTCATCAGTCAACACCAACGACCGGCCCGCCATCGTAAACGCTCCCACCAACCACACAACCATCCAAAAAAGCCGCCTCATTCGCCCACCTTTCCGTTGGCTGAAATTTTGCCACCACTGGTTGGTTTCATAATTTCATACCCTCATAACTTCTTGCGATGCAGCGGACTTATCACCTTGGCAAACGACTGTAACCCGCTATTGGCGCTTCGACGGTCGATAAAGTGCGCTGACCTATCACCGTCGCGTGCATAGGGATTGTACTGCCTATCGAGTGAGCGGATGCCGTACATAACCATAGCGAGCGCATCCATGTGCCCAAGCGCTTCCGTGCGACTAAAGTCAGTACGGCGTTCGTTGAAACTACCATGCTCAAGCGTCGCGCGCGTCTGGGTGCAGCGCAGATGCACCTTGAGTTTGCCCTGACCTGCACGCACCCGGACTGCATTGATAGCGGCCTGCCAATCGTCTTTCTGTGGCAACGTTGCCGTGTATGCATGCTGCTGATGCAAGTCCACGAGCAGCTGCCCTGGAGCATCCACCACACGACGCAGCACTGGCAACCCTTGCTCCATTTCACGCAGTGCCGTGACTATCGTCGCTGTGTCGGTGTTTTTTGGAAATACACGCTCATCGAAAACGCAGTCCCAGTCATTCAAAAAGTCGTAATACATAACACCTGCCACTGTGAGATCCTGCACCCCTCCCCAATCGACAACGGTTATGGTTCCGACACTTTCTGGGATATTTAAAATCCTGCCATCCCGCTTGTCGTCGTATTCCGGCACGCACACCGAGCTCTCATCTCGCACACGCTCGCAGAGGTACTCCCGTCGATACCCTGGCGTATCCACTCCACCCATGTCGCGGGCCGCCTGCTCACGCTGTGAAGGTGTGAGCGTCGGATTGTCATCAATTGTGAACTTATGATAGCTGCCATCGCGTTTTGCCAGTGGCACCGTGTGTGTCTCGTAGGGGTGGTCAAGGTCTTTGGGCACCGTCGTGAGCATGATGACGCCACCCCACGAGTGCAGGAGCATCGGGGAAATGGCTTCCAGCACGCCCTCTGAGTAGGACTCCTTGTCAATGTCTCTGGCTTCCTCAAGGTAGAAAGCTTTGGCGCGTTGGCCACGCCACTTGTCAAAACTATCCCTGTTGAACCCACCCAAGATGATCCGGTTGCAACCCGCAATTTCCCAGATGTCCTCGCTGCGGATGTGCCGAATAAACCCCTCAGGCGCATCGGCTGTCACCACACGCATGATGGGCTCAATAATCCGCCGCGTTTGCTTGAGCTCTGGGCCGAGGATGTAAACGGGGTATGTGTGCGGTGGGCGAATGGCATCCTCTAACGCCATCATCACACCGAGCCAGCTCTTGCCAAACCCGCGAGCGCATTCTGCTACTCGCCACCGCGTCGTGCGTGGGAGTGCCCGCATGCTTTCGTAGATCACCAGTTGTTTTGGATGCATCTTGTAAGAGAGTTTGCCTGCGCGCCAATTGAGCTCACGCATTCGCCGCACGGCATCCCTAAGGTCGTCGATGTGCGGCAAGGAGCTTATCGAGCTCTGTGACATATGCCTCACGTTCCTCTGCGCTCAATGCCGTAACAGCCATTGGCCCACCGTTCGGGCCTGATATTTCCAGCCTGTCTGGCTGATCTCGCCAACCAGCTCGACATTTTAGATAAAAAATCATGGCCGTGGTATTGCCGGTCTTAACTTGATTCATCAATTGCGACACGACAAACGCATTGGCTTTCGCTCTGCCCGCTTTTATTGCTTCCGCTATTTCCGGTTCTTTGAATTTCCGCTCATTGAAATACGTCGGAGAAAACCCAAGATTGTAGCTGATTTCAGCCTCGGTCAATCCGAGGCCCGCAAGCTTCTTTACTTCATCTAGGTCAATTGGGCGCTTCTTTGCCATATCACCCCACCTTGTTCCAGAATAATTTTTCTCTGGCGTGATCAGCAGATACTAACGTCGCACCTTTCGCTGCCAGCTTCACGGTTTTGCCCACCGCATATACGCGCTCAAATCTGTTGTCGTTGATGTCATATTCTGACACAAACACCGGGAACTGTCGGCTAGCAGCCCAATCAAAAAAGTCCTTGTGACTGAACGATTTTGTATAT